GCTTATGACTTTAGATACATTACTAAAGACCAAAAGATAAAATTAGATGCAGATCTAGAAATATCTAAATCTAAAAAATTTACAGAAGGTGAAAAGATTATGCGTAATGCTTTTGGTTATTCAGAGGCTACTATATTAAATGCATCTAAAAAAGATAAAGCAGCTGCTAATCTTTATAGAGCAAAATCAAATGAGCTAATTGCATTTATGAGAGCTAACCCAGATGCATCAGCTAAAGATATTACAGACAAAGCATTAGAATTAACTCAAGGTGTAGAAACTAAAAAACTTAAAGAAGATGATGTTAAAGAAATGAAAACAAACATTACTTCTAAAGAATTTAAACTTTCATCTAATGTTTGGAAACTTTATTTGCAAAATTTCTATACTACAGAAGATGATCAACCTTACAATCATGCAAACTACAGATCTGAATTTTTAGAAACAACAGATGGTGTACAACGATTAATTGTTGAAATGGAAGAGTTAAAAGAAATGGAAGATGGTATGGTTTTAGAAGAAGGTTTTATTGACTACTTTGATAAAACTTTTACTAGACCAAAAGTTAATGGAAAACCTATATCAAATGAATTTATAGAAAAATTTATAGAACAATTACAATCTTATAAAACAGCATTAGGGGAGCTTGAACAATAATGTCATCATTAGAAGAAAAATATTTAAACTACCTAGATTTTAAAAATAGTGATAACGATTACAAGCTAACTGAAAATGGTTATGAGTTATTTGAAAATAAGAAAAAAGGATTTTTACAATCTGCTAAAGATTACACAACTAATACATTACAAACATATAAAGATATTGGTAGCACAGTTTTAAAATACAATAATGAAATTGGAACCGGTATAGCTAGAGGTACAACTAAACTTGTAGAAAGTGTTGGTGGTTTAGGATTAGCAACATTAGAAAAGTTAGATCTTGCTAGTGAAGGATCTGTACAAAAGTTTGGTGATTTCTTTGCTAAAGAAGTTTATCCAAGAATAGGTGAAACAGAAACATTAGCTGGAGGATTTGCAGAAGGTATATCTCAATTTTTAACTCCAGGTCTAGGTTACTACAAATTATTTGGTACATTAATAAAAGCAAAAGGTGTTATGCCTTTTGTAACAAGAGCATTAGCAGCAGAGGCAGCAACTGTAGGTACAGCTCAAGTTCCTATGGATCCAAACTTTGTTAGCTTTATGTCAGAAATGTTTGATATTGATACTGAACAAGCTGACAGTTTAAGTAAAGAAATATTTAATTACATTGCTACACCAGAAACAGAATACAATGCTGATACTGTTTTTAAAGAAAAGATGAAAGCTATTATTGGTGATAGTGCATTAGGCCCATTAGGTGAAGGTGTAATGTTATTAGGAAAATTATTTAAAGGATTTAAGGAACAGCCGGAAGTAGTTAAGGAATTAAACAATAGTATAAATTTATCTGGTGGATCTGCTATGAACCCAGAAGGGCCTTTAGCAAAAGAAATAGAAGAAGGTACTTTTTCTTACAAATCAGAATTAGAAGGGCCAGAAAAATTTGATACTGTTATGATTATGAATAGTATTGAACCGGTTATTATTGGTACAGGAAAAAATAACAAAGTTAAAGTTGAAGATATAATTAATCATTTTGATCAAGCTCCTAAACTAGATATTAAAAATCCAGATGATTTTAAATTAATGGTAGACCAAGGTGTTAAAGAAGTAACTTACCAACTAGATCAAAAAGTTACAGGGGCCGGATGGTATGACAAAGATATTAAAATAGCTATGGAAAAATTAGATGACATTAATCCTAAATTTAAAGGTAATGATCAAATAAAAGATATGGTAGTATTCTTTACAGCTATTGCCTCGCCAGGACAAAATGTTGGAATGGATTATAAAGTAGCTGCACAGATTGCAGATATTTATTTAGATACAGGAAAGTTCCCTACTACAAATCCTAACAGCCTTCGTAATTCAGAAGATGTAATGGTTAAATTAGGTAGAGCTGAAATAGGTGAAGAAAAAGGATGGACACAAAGATCTCACTTAAAAGGACAAATAGAATTTGTACAAAAGTATGTTGATGCAAATGGATTAGATGCATTTTTAGAATTCCTACATACTCCAACTACAAGAAGAGCATTAAATGATTTAAGAAAATCTTATGGAATGAAACCAATAGCTGGTGCTTTAGATAAAGAGATCTATGGAGCTGATATGTTTGGCCCTAAAGTAAGTAAATTTATGCAGAGCTTAATGGGTACTTCTGATGAGGCTGTTCCAGATATTTGGTTTACTAGAGGATTTAATAGAAAGTCCGGTAATGTTTATACTATTAAAAAAGATGGTGTTAAAACAAATGCTGATCAACCAAGAAATCTTTCTGAACGAACAATCATGGATAATTATATTGAAGAAATACGAATACAATTAGAAAACAGCATAGGTGTTAAATTAAATGCTCGTGACACACAGGCTGTTCTATGGTACTTTGAGCAAGGATTATATACAAAACTAGGAGTAAAAAGTGAACCAAAAAGTTACGCAGACGCAGCAGAAACAATCATTGAAAGAAAAGCCAATGACATCAAAGGAGGCTTTTCACAAAGCGATGTTAGTAATGTTGAAAGCAAAAAAAACAAAAACAAGAAAAGATATATCGTCAACGAAGATCTAGATCTAGATACAGGGGATCTTTATGGAATTGATGCTGATGAAATTGACGAATTTAATAAAGGAGTTAAATAATGTCAAAACCAGATATTTCCATAGATACTATAGAAAACCAAGATAGTTCTTTTTTAGATAAAAAATTAGATAAGTTAGCTGAAACTATTCTTCCTGTAGAAAATGAAATTATTAATACAAGTAATAATGAAGATGTAATTCTTGAAAAAGAAATATTAGAAAAAACTAATATAGTAGAAAAAAAAGAAGATGAACAAGAAGAAGTTTTACTTGCATCTATCTTTCCTAAAAAAATACCTAAACCAAACAAATCTAAAACATACAAAGATAAAACTCATGGCGATACAATAAAAGAGGCCCAAGAAAAACAAGCAGAGATTTTATCTACCAAAGTTCCAGATAATAAAATGTTTGTAATAGAAGAAGGAACAGGAAATATAATCTTTAAACAATTCAATGATGCAGAGTTAAAAGTTATTGAAGATACAATGAGTGATTTACAATTAGGTAAATTAAAAATTAAAGAAGGTTCTTTACAAACTACATTAAGAAATTCTGACCATCCTAATTTATTTAAAAGTGTTGCTACATTCCAAGACTTTGTAGCTACTGTTTTTAAAGACAGTATTAATTCTGCTAAACGAGGCAAGATGACTATGGAAGAAATAGCAGCAGCAGCAGCCAAGTATGGAAGAAATGATGTGTACATGCAGATCCTTAAAAATCCAGAAGGCACACCTTTTAAAACAGAATTTGCTTATAGAGCTATTATGGAAGTAACAGTTGCAAGAGCAGAGGTAGATAGACTTGCTAAAATAGTAATGTCAGATAAAGCAACAGCAGCAGATGTAGAATTATTCTACAGAACATTTGCATTGTATGGATCTTTATTTTCTAAAACAGCTGGTGCAATATCTGAAAGTGGTAGAACACTTGGTATCATATCTAAATTGGATACACCTAAAGTTGAGGGTATTGATGAGTTAGGTGATATTTTAAAACAGATGAATGTTGATCCTAAAGATACAACAGCTGCTGCTAAAATTGCTCAAGCCTATTTAAAATTAGAACCACATCAAAAATCTAAATTTGCTAAAGATGGTATTGTAACTAAATTTAGAGATGCCTGGGCAGAGCTTTGGATTAACACAAGATTAATGTCACCTATTACACACACAGTAAACATTGCTGGTAATATTACTTTTAATACTTTGAGAGTTGTAGAGTATGGAATTGCAGCTGGTATTAATAAAGTTCCTTTAATGTCATCAGCTGATGGTGTGATGTTTAATGAAGTTTGGGCCATGATTAAATCTATGAGATATGGATCTAAACTTGCTGTAGGTAATGCATGGGCCTCTTTAAAATCTGGTGAAAGTGTTACAACAAAAATGGATTTAAGAAAAGATAAAGCAATATCAAAAGAGTTAGCTGGTAAGTATAAAGACACAGCTCTTGGTTCATTTTTTGAAGTAATGGGTACAATGGTTAGAGTGCCTGGCAGATTGTTAGTTGCAGAAGATGAAATGATGAAAGGTTTTATTTTTCAAATGGAGCTTGAAAGAATTGCAACAAGTAAAATGAATAAATTTTTAAATGATTTTCCAGATGATAAAGCTGGAGCTGAATTAGTTTATAAAAAAACTTTAGCAGATCCAGATACTGCAACTGTTAAAGAAGTACAAGAAAGTATGTTAGAAGGAACATTCCAAAAAGATTTACCTCCAGGAATATTTTCTAAATTACAAAGCATTCTAAATGTACCAGAAATGAAAATGTTTGTACCTTTCTACAAAACAATTATGAATATCTTTTTTGAAAGTAACAAAAGAAACCCAGCTCTTGCCTGGATATCTAAAGATGTACGAAAAAATTTATCTGGTGGAAATGGAAAGAAAGCTCAACAACTTGCTATTGCTAAACTATCTACCGGTGCAATGTTAATGTATCAATTTGGAAGTATGGCTTATGGAGCTAATGTTACAGATCAAGGAACAATGATTACAGGAATGATGCCGACAAGAAAAGGTGAGAGAGAGGCATTTCAAAGAAAAGGTTTATTACCTTATTCAATATGTAATATGCAAGATGATGGTTTATATCAATGTACTTCTTATGCTAGATTTGATCCTGTATCATCTTTACTAGCTATCTCTGCTGACTTTGCTTACATGGCATCAAGACCAGGACAATATGAAAATCCTAATTTTGCTAATGACATGGAGGCTTTATTTAAAGCTGGATTAGGATCTATCTTCCCATACATCATGCAACAACCATTTGCACAAGGTGTTACTCAACTTGGTGCATTGTTTCAACCTGGATATGGTGATCCAGAGGATATGGCAACAAGATCATTAACAACACTATTAAAAAAATTAACAGAGGCAACAGTTGGTATTGGTATAAATCCTTTAGGTACTTTTGGTAACTACTTAACTAAACATTCAGATCCAACAATCTATGATACAATGATTACAACTGACCAGTCATCATGGTGGAGAGAAAATTTTGATGGTGATATACCAGCTCCTATTAGAGCATTCTATAAAGAATATAATAAAGCAATGCATCAATCACCATTCTTTAATCCGGAATTAGAAGAAAGAGTTAATCTATGGGGTGAAGTAATGGTAGGCCCAGAAATGAATGTGTTTAGTCCAATTAGAACACAGAAAGAAAAATACAATAGAGTTGATGATTGGTTAGTTAAATTAGGTTTAGGTATTCCAATGCCAAGAGCTTTTATTAGTGGTATCCCTCTTACATCAGAAGAATACAAATCTATTATTATGTACATGAATTCTGATATTGATGGTGATGGTACTATGTTAGATGAAATGTTAGATATGATTGATAATGATCAAGATTGGAATGATATGTTGCCTGGTGATAAATTATCAGCATTAAAAAATATTGTTTCAAATAGAAGATCATTGGCAGAAGAAAACTTTTTAAGCAATAATCCTATTTTTAATGACAAGGTAGAATTATTAAAAGAAAGGGTAAATAGGAAAGGGAAAAGATAGTGGTTTTTTTTTGTTCTACTATACAAAACGATAACATAAGCATAGGAATTATATATGGCAACATTTAATGTAAATGACACAGCAAGAAGAGTACAGTACACATCAAGTGGACAATCCTCTCATACATTTAATTTTCAAGTTAATGCAATATCTGAAACCCAGGTACATAAAAATGATACTCTTTTAACAGAGGCTACTCATTATAATACATCCCTTAATGCAGATGGAACAGGAACAATCACTTTTACCTCTGGCAATGTACCAACTTCTGGCGATATAATTACTATCATTGGTGATCAACCATTATCTAGAACAGGAGTTTATAGTACAGGCCAGGTTATTACACCAACTGCTCTTGAAACTGATTTTGATAATGTAGTTATTAGACAACAACAATTAAAAGAAATTACAGATAGATCTGTTTCATTAAAACCAACTACTCCTAGAACAGTTACAGGAACAGGAACAAATGGCCCATTATACTTTCCATACAGCACAACATCTGCAAACTCTGGAAAAATAATTAGATATAATGCTGCTGGTACATCTTTAGAATTAGGGCCAGATAGTACATCAATAGATGCATTAGCTGCTATTACATCTGATTTAACAACACTTGCTGGAATATCAGCTAACATCACAACTGTAGCTGGACAAATATCTCCAACTAATAATCTTTCTACTGTAGCTGGATTAAGCTCACAAATTAGTACATTAGGTTCAATATCTGGATTATCAACTCTTGCTGCTAATTCTGCTAATGTAACAACTGCTGCTCAAAATGCTGTTGCTATTAATACAGCAGCTACAAACATTACTGCAATTCAAAATGCTAGTACAAATGCTACAAATGCTGCTGCCTCTGCAACTGCTGCTGCTGCTAGTGCTGCTAGTGCTGCTGCATCATCTGGAGGAGGTTCTGTAAAAGTTACTACTAATGATACTTCACCTAGTTTTTTAAATCATAAGTTACTTGTTTCTGGTGGCCTTACAAAAACTGTGGGTAATGCTGGAGGAAATGAAACATTAACATTAACTGCTCAAGCAGCAGAAATTTATGGATTTAAAAAATCATTTACAGCAACTACATCAACAAAAACTGTAACAGTACAATCAGTTGGTGGTTCTAATAAATATTTTATAGATGGGATACAGCAAGAAGAGCTATATTTATTTGAGGGTAATACTTATATTTTTGATCATCCATCTGGACATCCATTTAGATTTTCAACAGATAGTGGAAACTCAAGTGCTTATACAACTGGAGTAACAGTAAACTCATCTACTAAAGTTACAATAGTTGTAGCAGCTAATGCTCCTACTCTTTACTATTATTGTTCATCTCATTCAAATATGGGGGGTGTTGCTTATACTCCTGTTCCAGCTAATAATACTTTACAAGTAGTAACAACAAATGGTGGTCAAGATAATATAACTTCTACAGAATATAACAGTTTTATTCAAGATCCAATCTTTGCTGCAAGTGGTATTACCTGGAGTATTAGTAGTACCGGATCAACACCAGGAGAGATACGAGCTACTATATAGTGTACTTTAAATGTTTATGTATAATAATATGGAAAATAACTTAATAATTAACTTAATAATTTAGGAGGCTGATTTGGCTGTTATAGATTTAGGCAAGATAAAATTAACATGGCGATCTACTTATAATAATTCAACTGCTTATGTAGTTGATGATGTTGTAGCTTATACTGATACTGGAGTTATCAGTACATACATTTGTGTTGCAAACACAACTGGTAATGCTCCATCATCTAGTGGTACAGCTCATGCCTCTTGGCAATACATGACTAAAGGTGTTGCTTTATCTGGTTCTGCACATGGTGATTTACCTTATTACAATGGATCATCTTATGTGCCATTAACTGCTGGATCAAATGGTTTATTTTTAAAAACTCAAGGTTCTGGTGCAGCTCCAGTATGGGCTGCTCTTAATGAATATGATGATACAAAAGTACAAAACAATATTGCTTTACTTGGATTTAAAGTAGCAACAACTGGAAGTTTATCTAGGTATTCTCTTAATGATCAAGTCATAGATGAATTTGTAGATAGTTCTGGTATTGATGCTGGTAATACTTCAAATGCAATTAATTCTGCTGGAAAACTTTTAAGTTTATCAGCACAAGGTAACTACTGGGGAACTGGTGCTGATGGTGCAGTAACTATATCTGGTAATACAAGTTTAACAGTACCAAACAAAAATGGTTCTTATGATGGAGATATGGTTATTAAGAATTACACAAACTTAACTATTAACTCTGGTCAAACTTTAACAACTGATCAACCAGGTAGAGGATTAATGATTTTCTGTACTGGTAATTGTACTATTAATGGTACTCTTTCAATGAGATTTAGAGGGCCTTTTGCTAATCCAACAACAGCTGGAGGTTCAGACAATAAAGTTGTAAATGCAAATGGGATACAAATAGGTTATCTTAAAACTGGTTCTACTGAAAGTTTACCATCTGTAGATTTATCTGGATCTGGAACTGCTGCTACTGGTATTCAAAATGAATTCCCAGCTGGTGGAACTGGTCATTTATTTAATGTATCAAGACAAGGTGCAGCTGGAGCTGAAAGTGTTGCTGGTTCTAGTACACAAGGAAATGATGCTGCTGCTGTTTCTGGATCAACTGGAGGAGGAGGATCTGGGGGATCACACGATAGTGGAAATTCTGGTTCTGGTGCTTATGGAAATTGCTGGGGTGGAGGATCTGGTGGAGGAGGTTCAAGAACTGGATCTGCTACATCTGCTATAGCATGGGGTGGAGCTGGTGGAAATGCCGGATCTGCAACTGGATGTGGTGGAGGAGCCGGAAATCCTAATGGTTCAAACAACTCTGGTGCTACAAATTCTGGTGAAGAAGGAACTGGTGGTGCAATATGGTTATTCGTTAAAGGTAATTTAACAATAGGTGGTTCTGGTGAAATTACTGCTGTTGGTTCTCAAGGAAATACTGGTACTGAAGGTGGAGGAGGAAACTCTGGATCTGGTGCAGTTTTAATTGGATATGGTGGAACATTATCTAATTCTGGTTCTGTAAGTGTTGCATCAAGATCAAGAAATACAAGTACAAATAATGGTAAAGGTGGTCAAGGTGCTGCTGGTCATACTGAAATGGTACAAGTGCTTAATACTGATGAGGCAGCTGGTAATATGGATTTAAGATCTGTTGCATCAACAGCTGCAACTTCTCCAAGCAAAGGAGATTTGGTACTTTTATATAGTGACCAAGCTGGTACAGCTACACTTAATACAGATATTAAAGGTTTTATATCAAGAGATAATGGTTCAACTTATATAGAAGGAACATTAGTATCCGAAGGTACTTATGGTACTTCAAAAATTGCTGCATTTCATGACAAAGAATTTACTGGTTCTGCTGGTACTCAAATAAAATATAAAGTTACTACTCATAACCAGGTACTTACTAGCAAACAAACTAATATTGAGGCTGTGTCATTAGGATGGGCTTAATATAATATTTCCTTTTATCTATTGTTATTTTGTAATATAGTCATACTATGTATAATTTTAACAACGATAAGTTTATAAAATCTCAACAAAATAAAATCCGATATCTTTCTCCACAAAATCCTGGGGTGAATGATAATGATCTTGCAAATATAGGTGTTGCAAGAGGTATTATTCCAGATGATTTTTTTGAATATCTTACACACGATTTTGATAATTTAAGTGGTACAGTTAATAACGATTTAGCTGGTCATATATCTTATGAGTATGATTTGAATTACAAAATCAATGATGAGGTAAATAAATTTTTTCAAGGCATGGTTAGTTACTATCCAGTATTGCAAAAAGAACTTTATGAGTATAAAGTTTTAAGTCATGATTGCCCAGTAGAAATGCATACTATGTGGACAAACTTTCAATCCAAAGGAGATTTTAATCCATTACATAGACATAGTGGTATTTATTCTTTTATTATATTTGTAAACATTCCTTACGATTTAAAAACAGAATTAAAAAGATATAAAAAACCACAAGAAGAAAATGCTACTTCAAAATTATCTTTTGTATTTACAAGATCAAATGGTCAAATAGGAGTAAAGCATATTCCAGTTGAGAGATCTTACGAAAAAACTATCTTCATGTTTCCAGCAAAGTTATGGCATTGTGTTTATCCTTTTTTTTCAAGTGATGATTATAGAGTAACTATTTCTGGTAACATGAGATTTAATACAAGGAGTGATAAATGATAATACCAAATACTATAGGAGATAACATTGATATATTTGAAAGTGCTTTGAGTAGTAATAACTTACAAGCATTTGATGAATTAAAAACAGATATGTTTCCCTGGTACTCATCTAAAATAATAGATGAAGAAGATGGAGATGTAGTGCCTAATGAAAATGAAAACTTACAATTTGTTCATACAATTTATAAAGATCATTCACCATATAGTAATTATTTTAATATGTGTATGCCTATACTAGATGTTCTAAATGCTAAATCTATTTATAGAATAAAAGTTAATTTAACATTTCCTACCAAAGAACCTAAAAAATTAGGAACAATGCATAATGATTTAATGTGGGCCAATGAGGGAATAGTAAATTGTAAAGTAGCAATATTTTATCCTACTAAAACAAATGGTCAATTACATATTAAAGAAGGAAAAGAAATACATGAGATTGATAATAATCGTAATCAATTAGTAAGGTTTCCAAATGAATTGAAACATTTAGGAATTAGTAATACAGATAATAAATTAAGGTATGCTGTAAACATAGTATATTTTTAAAGGAGAAACATGGGCAGATATAGTAATAAATTAAAAGTAGAAATAATAAGTCCTAACAAATTTCCAGTTATGGTATTGGATGATTTTTATAACAATCAACAATTAACAGAAATATGGCATGATATTGATGGATACAATTTAGGTAATACAAGAATGATTTGGCAAGATAATTCTAACGATCCTAATAGAGCTATAGATAAAAGAGGTGATGCATTAGCAACAAACTCAAGAATATATTTGGATCAAGTATATCATCCAGAACATAGATACATGTCATTTATATTATTGCATTACAGCAAACTAATGACACCACCAGTTATAGATGCTTATAAAGAAATACATCCATCCACCAGAAATATAGAAAATGTAAACAGAGATTACACAATGATTTCATATTATAAAGATAAAGAAAAATATGAGTTTCATAAAGACAGAGCTACTCATACTGCTTTATGGTGGACATTTAAAGAACCCAAAGGATTTACTGGAGGAGATTTAGTATTTAAAGATAATGGTGAAACCATAGAATGTAAGAATAATAGAATGGTTTTATTTCCTTCTTATTATTTACACGCATCTAAAGCTGTAGAATTAAAAGATAAAAAAGTTATAGGTTCTGGTAAGTATACTGTTTCACACATGTTTAATATTAATACTTAAATAAATACAATGAGGTTTAAGCATGGCTAAAAAAACTACAAGAAAAGCAACAGTACACAGCATAACTCTAAAACACATCAACGAAAAGTTAGATCATATTCATAAAGATCTAGATCAAAACACAAAAGATATTGTCCAATTAAAACAAGAAGTCGCAATGGGCCGAGGTGGTCTTAAAGTGATCTTCTATATTGGAGCTATAATTTCTATAATAATAGGAGGTTTAAAAATTGGAAAATTTATTTAATGGAATATGTACTTGTAATGATACTATGCTCATCTGTGGCCAACTCTTGTTTGCCTCCACACATATATCCTAATACATTTCCAGATGCCTACAGCTGCATGGTTCAAGGCTATCAAAGCTCACTAGATAAAACTATAGATATTGGCCCAGAGGATATTAACTCTGGTGGCATGTACATAAAGTTTGGATGTAACCCTAAAGAAATCAAGAAAGGAATATCAACATGATACAAGGATTAACTGCTCTAATGCCTATACTAAATAAGGCTATAGATTTAGTTCCAGATAAAAACAAAATTGCAAAACAAAAAGCTGACATAGAAAAAGAATTAATGAAAGCTCTTGTTGATGTAGATAAAGAACAAGCAAAAATTAATAGAGCTGATGCTCAAGCTACAGGAGCTTTGTCCTGGGTACAAAGATTATGGAGGCCATGCCTAGCATGGGTATGTGTCCTGGCATTTGCATTTCAATTTTTAGTTATACCAATTACTAATTGGTGGTGTGCTATGAATGGTACAACAATACATTTACCTACTCTTGATAGCTCAACTTTAATGACAGTATTGTTTGCCTTACTCGGTATGACAGGAGCAAGATCTTTTGATAAGTTAAAAAAAATTAGCAGCAAGAAATGAGGATAAAGTTAATTATGTTTTTAGTTGTTTATTGGGTATGCATAGTAGGAGCTACAACAAATATTTTATGAGGTGTTATGAATTATTATTTTACAGGCTTGTTAATTATAGCAATGGTATTGTTAGCCTTATGTGGAGGGCCACCTAATTACTAATGAAGATCTCTGATAAAACATCTGTTGATATGCCAATTAAAAATTTAATTAGTATTATTGTATCTGTAGCTGTAGCTGTGTGGGCCTACTTTGGTTTAATTGAAACTCAAAACAAACATAGTACACAATTAGAATTGTATGAAAAAGATATAGAATTAAATACAGAGTTTAGAATTAAATGGCCAAGGGGCCAGGCTGGATCTTTACCAGCTGACCAGGAGCAATTCCTTTTAATAGAAAATCTTTTTAAATCTGTAGATACATTAGAGAAAAATCAAGAAATGAATATGACTAACAAAGTTAATATAGAATTCTTAACTAAACAATTAGAGAAAGCTCTCAAAGATATTGAAAAATTAAAAGATGCAAACAGAGAAATTAAATATTCAAATGGAAATGGAACACACTAATGTTTGAGGTAGTAGCTTTATTAATGTTTTTAAATGGTGATCTTACAGAGTATCGTAAGCAGCCAGATTTTGGTACTTGTTTAGAAAGAGCTAGAGTAGCTAGAAGAACATCTAATCCAGATACAGTTCAATATCAATGTGCAAAAGTAATGGCTGAATTATCAGAAGATAAGCAGCATATATTAACAATAAAAAAGGTAGACTAAAATGGCAATGGTAGAAAGAAAAGAAACTAAATATGTAGTAGTACATTGTGCTGATACTCCAGCTGATATGGATGTGGGAGCTGCTGATATTAGAAGATGGCATGTAGATGAAAGAGGCTGGGATGATCTGGGTTACCATTGGATAGTGAGAAGATCTGGGCAGTTGGAACCTGGCCGAGATCAAAGACTACAGGGTAGTCATGCCCTTGCAGTTAATAGTAAAAGTATAGGTGTTTGCCTAGTGGGAAGAGGCGATAACTTTACAGAAGATCAGATGTACACACTTCATAATGTAATACAAACAATAAGAGATATGCACCCAGAAATAGAAGTCATTGGACATTCAGATGTGGAACCAAAGAAACCACATTGTCCAGGATTTAATGTAAAGGAATGGTATCAAGATGAGTTCATCGGCTAAAGGTTATTCAAGAGTATTAACCATATCAGATCTTCATTGCCCCTGGGAACATCCAGATGCATTTGATTTTTTAAAAGCATTAAAGAAAAAAATTAAACCGGACTTTGTACTTAACCTAGGTGATGAGGCAGATGCCCATGCCCTATCAATGCATGATAGTGATCCAGATCTTATGTCAGCCGGTGATGAGCTGATAGCTGCTAAAAAAAGATTACATAAATTAGAAAAAATTTTTCCAAAAATGACACTACTACATTCTAATCATTCATCATTAATATATAGAAGAGCATTGAAACATGGAATGCCAAGAGCTTACTTAAAAAATTATAATCAGTTTTTAGAAGTAGGCCCAGGATGGGAATGGGTAGATGATATTACAATACCATTATCAGATGGATCTAAAGCATTTGCTACACATGGTATGTCAGCTGATGGATTAAAACTTGCTATGCAATATGGCCTTCATACAATCCAGGGCCATTTCCACAGTAAGATGAACATACAATACTTCTCAAATCCTTCTTCATTAATATGGTCAATGCAATGTGGCTGCCTCACAAAACAATCAAGTCTTGCCTTTGAGTATGCTCGTAATTTTAAAATGAGATTTGTTATTGGAACAGGAGCTGTCATTGATGGACAACCAAAACTTTACATTATGAGATTAGATAAAGATAACCGGTGGGATGGTACTATAGTCTAATGGCTAAACAAAAGTTCACTCATTTTGTACCTCGTGATAAACCTAAAAAAAGACCAGGAGTACACACAAAAAGTTTAAACAAACATAAAAAATTACAACAAAAAAACACTAGATATAAAGGTGGTGGAAGATGACAGCTAAAGCAGATTGGAAAGAAGTAGTACAAGAATTAAAAGACCAGGTAAGAATACTCAAGGATGAGAAGGCAGAGCTGCAATCAAGTGTTAAAGAAAAAGAAAGTGCATTGAAAAGATCAACACAAAAATTAGAGAATGTTACAGAAGATTTAGATGCAGCTAATCAAGAGATAGAACAATTAAAGAAACCAAAAGAAGATGAAATCAGTAACGATTGATAACACAAAATATTTTTTTAAGAAATTAACCTGGCTTGATATTGTAGGTGATAGTACGATTGCTGGTGAAAATGATTATCATAATATGAAGTGTGCAGAGATAATTACAGAGGCATATGTCTATGACATCTTTGAGGAGGATGGTAGGGAGTTTGTAAGAACCTTTGCATCTTACCAAACAAAAAACAATGAGTTCGGATTTGGGGATAGAAACTGTTATCCTATGGAAGTCTTTGATAAACGCAGCCAGAAAGCCATCAGAGAGGCCTCCAGATTAACATTAAAGGGGTAGCTAGTATGATTGGGTGTATAGAAACTAAACCTTCTGTATAGGCTTTATATTCAATTTAAAGGTAAAGTCTTTGGTATGTTCTCTACTGAACCTAATAAACCAGCACAATAGCTACCGAACACTACATAACCATGGTAAAAAAATCTATCTAGCTCTACTTTATCCTTGTTTAGAATGGTTCTATGTTCAAAAAGATTATGCTCATGTGGATCCTGGCATTGCTCTTCTGTAACCTGGACAGGATGCATCATATATAATTCAGATCCTACACCCAGGTATAAAATCAAAACAAATAGTTTCACGATTTACAAAGATGTACGAGCTGCTTAATTATCTCTTGAATTCTATCCTTTAGTTTTGTTATAATCTTGTCCTTTATTTTTACATGTTCATACAAGGCTACAACCTCTTGTTCTTTTTTAGATAGTTTAGTTTGTAACTCACCATTCAAATCTTTGTGGCCCTTATTAATTGTAAGTAGATTATCTCTTTCTTCTGACAATCTATCTATTTCTTTTTCTAATCCAGAAAAATTTAGATCTTTATGTTTTTTTAATCCTTCATTCATTTTTTTTACCTCATTCTCAAAAGAAATATCTGTTCCATGATCTTTCTCTTTCTTATAAGTTTTAGTTGCCATCACTATTCTCTGTTGGATTTTTAATAAACAAATGTTCTATCTTATCTCTATGAGTTTCAAACCACAGCTCTTCAAATGGTCTAATCTCTACATCACTTGGGAACATAGGATTGTGTTCTAGCTTTTGTAACTCTGGACTACTAGCTGTATAAAACTTTTGATAAGGTTCTATACCATCTTCAGTACCAGGAATTGTTATACAAATAACATCTTCTGTGCCATCAAAAGCCTCTATCAATCCCTTAATAAATTCTTTTCTAAATCTGCTTTTGTATAACTTCATCATAATATTTCTATACCTCTTGGTTTAGCTGGATGTACTTTAATATGATTATCTCTTTCTAATAACCTTAACATGCGATGCACATTTGAATGTACACATCCCATGTGTTTAGCTATCTCTCTTACTGTAGGAGGTACTCTATCTTTTTTGTAATAGACTTTAATGTAATCTAAAACTCTTAATTGTTTTTTAGTTAGCATTACTGTCGCCATTGTTAACCTCCTTTTTCTTTTTAATTATTTCATTAAGTTTTGATTTAATGTATGAGCAACGAATAGAGATCTGATCACCAGCTGCTGGTAATTGCTCTTTACAATTATCCCAATTATTTTTTTGAGAATTTTCTTGATCTTCTATTTTATTTAGTCTTTCTTCTGGTGATAGATTTGCATCTTTAGAAATAGTATTCATTTTTTCTACTTGTTCTTTAGAATACTTAATCCATTTATTATCTTCTGCTGTTGGTTTAGAAGATACAGCTGCATTGCCATCATCATCTTCACTAGGTAATCCATAGATAGCTTGTAAAGAATATCTTTTGGCATAAGTAATAGCAGATCCCAGGGCCTGGCTATCATCATACTTATTATTTTTTGGAATGATTAAGTATCTAGATTTAATTACAGCATCACTATCAGTATGCATTAAACTTGTTGTTACATACATAGTAGTGTCAATTACACCTTCTATTATTTGTTTTTGATAATCAATAGTTTGTGTAAATGCTAATCCAAACTTGGCCCCTTGATTAGCAGCTGCAATTACATCTTCTAATCCAGCATAACTTGATTTGAAATAAGGATTTTTTTTATCCTTAACTGCTACATTAGCCTCTTGTTGAAACTTACTTAAAGCCTCAACTATACTTTTAGTGTTGGGTTTCGTCATCGTCATTTTCTCCTGGTTCTTCTGGTTCATTTATTGCTCCTTTGTCCACATGAATTGTGAATATTTGATTTTGCATTTTAAGACCTTCAATGGCAGCCATAGCCACATACTCAATAAGCTCCTCAACAAAAGGAACCTCAAGTTCAAGACCGGTCTTTTCATAGATCTTGTTTCTAACTTTCCTGGCACTTTCTTTTCTTGCCAATAAATAGGCATTGATCTGAAAGTATTTTCTTGGATCATCATCCATTCATATCCTTTATGGTAAACCTTCTAGTTATTGTAGGAGCTGCACCTTCAACTTTAATTGTTTTAGTTTTAGCTCTTTCATAAGTAGAATGATTAATCATATATCCTTGGCATTCAGCTTTCTCATGCTCACCCAGGATCTCTTTCATTCTTATTGATACTGTGTCCTGGATTTTTTTAGATGCTTTGATTGCTTTATCAGCAGATAGATAATCATCTATTAATTGTGGTAGTTCATTATTTTTATTAAAGTTAATTACATCTTTAGATCCATTACCTTTGAAGATCCTTGATGCCTCTTTTGTATTAGCAGCTGCGTAGTGTAGCTTATCACCTTGCATGATACCATCAACTCTATGCCAAAATTCTACAGCAGCATTAATTAACTTATCTTGTATTTCTTTATTTGGTTTATAAACAAACCATTGTAACTCCCATCCCTTAACTAACCTAACCAAGATGGCATAGTTATAACCGGTAGTTAAGAGTTGGGCCTGTACCTGGAGTTTATAAATTTCAGATACATCATCAGAGGCAGCCCCAGAATAATTTTTAATCTCAATCACACCCTTACCATTCAAGCTGTGGGAGCTTTTAAAATGGTCAATCAAGTTTAAAGTTTTATCAAGATGCATTTCTGCATCCAGGGAGCTGCCTATTTTTCCACCATCAACTTCATAGAAGTATGCTTTATCCGGAACACTTATATTTAGAGGGAGCTTTCCTTGTTCAGCACAAATCAATTTCAGTTCATTGTGAAACATTTGTATTATTGCCGGTTCTAAAATAGTACCAGCTTTAACTTTAGGTAAGTTAGCTATGTCATTTGTAGCCTCCTGTCCTTGTAAGGCATTGATTGCCTTTTCCAACTCATCATTCGGTGAGCTGAAACCTATATAACCTTGATCGGTTAAAACTAAATTAGGGATAGAGCTAGATCCTATCTCTCTTCTGGCATACGAAGTTAATTTCATTATATGCCTCCCATCATTCCATAGTATGCAGCACACTTATCTGACAACGCACACATAACTATAGTAAATAAATAAATTGCAACTAACATTAAAAGAAATGTTATGCACTCGGCAGCAAACTTGATTTGCTCTTTATACTTTTTAATCAACTGTATCATCCTTACTCCTTTTTAATTGGTGTCTAAATGACCTGGTATAGTTTATCTTTTAGACACATATTGTTTCTATTATAGATGAACATTAACAGAACATCTATTTACATAATTTCTTACAGTAGAAGGATACCATTCACCATTTCTAACTGTAGGAATTCCTCTTGCATTTAGAGCTTTTGCAATTTCAGATAATGTAGTTACACCATACTTTTTAAGATCTACTATAAGGTTATTAACAGATCTAGCTTTCTCATCTGCTAACAATTTCTTTTTAGCATTACCTTTTATTGCAGCTTGTTTTAAGTTTTTAGTATTACCTAAAACAACTCCTCTTTTTTTTGCCTGGGCCAAAGCAGATTTAGTATTCTTTCTTAAAGTATCTAAATACTGTTCAGCTACAGCAGCCAAAACTTGTATCGTAAATTTATTTACTGATGGCATATCACAACAAACAAACTCAATCTTACTTTCCATAAGTGATGCTGTGAATGCCAGGTTACGAGATAGTCTATCAAGTCTAGCAATAACTAAAGTTGCTTTTTCTTTTTTACATAACTCCAGGGCCTGTGTTAATTGTGGTCTATCATTTTTAGATCCACTTTCTTCTTCCTGGAATACTTGCAGCAGCTCATCATTCTTAACAAACTCATTAATAGTTTGTAATTGATCAGCAGATCCATAACCTTCCTTACCTTGCTTATCTGTACTAACTCTAGTGTAACCTACATATTTTTTCATTACGCAGCCCCCTTATCCATATAGTATCCTTCGGATCCTAATTTTAATTCAGCAAATAAAAATGTTTTAGTATAGCCAAACTTTTTTACAACTTGTTTTCTGTTTGCAATTCTAAAAACTTTTTCCCATGCCATAATTACAGCTTGTGCTTTATGTGGAGCTTTAACTTTGCAAATAACTTTTTCTGCTTTTTTTATTAACCATGTTTTCATTTGTGTAGCCTCCCTAGCTTTTGTTGTTCTTATATTGTTCATATACTAAATATATATTTACGATATATAAATAGTCAAGAGTTAAATTAATAAAAAGGAAAAAAAATATGCAACCTAAATTAACCCCACTTTTCCTTAATATTTCAGCAGATTTGAAGAGTAAGCTAAAGATCCAGGCTAAAAAAGAGAGGATCCCTATGGTTACTTTGATCAGCGAGGTATTGGAATTTGGACTACCGAAGAGAAAACAAATCAAAAAACAAATCATGGGAGGTATAAGTAATGGCCGATAAAATAAATCCGGATCACTACAAAGATAACAAAATAGAAACTTGCGATGCTACATTCTCACAATTATCAGAGGCAGAGATACTTGGGGCCTGTAAGTTTAATATAGCTAAATACACATTCAGAGCTGGTAAGAAAGTACAAACTCTTGAAGGTACTAGGGATGACATTGGTAAGGCCCATTGGTACTGCGAGAGATTACTCAAAGAGCTTACTGACATGATTAATAAAAGAAAAAAAGCAAAACGAAAAGATCCAACAGATATTGATCTTGAAGATCTAACAGAAGAAGATCTACAGGAGCTGCTAAACCCTGGAGCTAAAGTTGTTCCAATAAAAAAGAAAGAGGATAAGAATGACAAAAATTCCAAATAATGTAATGCGACCACCGAAAGGTTTTGAGTATGTACAACAAGGATCTGTACCTAATGTTCAAGCTAAACCCATTCAAGATGATACGAAGATAAGGATCAACTATCTTGAAAGTAAATTAGATAAGATCATGGATGAGCTGCGAGTATTGAAGAGAAGAGATAAGTATAAACCTCAACCAAACGAGAGAGCTAAACGAGTATGGATTTCAGATATACTTGAGGCTGTTTGTGATTACTATGAAATGACACCAGCTGACATACAATCTGCAAGTAGGCTTTCAGAGATTGTAAGAGTTAGATCTGTATTTATAAACTTATGCAATTCACTTACTCATGGATCTTATTCTGCAATAGGTAGAATGTGTGGTAACAGAGATCATACAACAATCATTCATCATGTAAGATTAAAAAGAGATAAGACTAATTGCTGGAATATTAAGAAGGAATTAGGATTAGAGCTGTGGTCAGATTTTGGCAAACTTGAGGCCGAATTAAAGTCTAAAGCAGAACCAGATAATGAATGACAAAAAAGAAAGCAGATTATGGTAAGGGCAAAACACCTGGAGCATTCTGTGTGCTGCCCCAAAGAGCTGTCATAGATCCTAGGTTCAAGACTTATCCTAGAACATTTATGATCCTGGCTTGTCTAGGTAACTACACATCAAGAACCGGTGTGTGTTGGCCTAATCAGATTACTATTGCCAGAAACTTACACATCACCCAATCAACTGTATCCAAGCACATACAGAAACTAATTGAATGGGGTTACATAAGATATGCAAAGAAACATCCTGGATTAAAAGGTAACAAATACTTTATGGTGTTTGATCCTAAAGTTAAGGAAGAGGATGCGAAGGCTATTGCTACAGTAAATGATAGATCCTTTGAAGAGAAGATAACTATTCCGAAAGGCCCCCTTATGAATAAAAACAGTAATAGTAAATATTCCCCTAGAGTGAATAATAAGAAAGATACTAACAAGGTAGATATTCCCTCTACTGAATATGTAGATATTCCTTCAGACCGACTACATAACACTCCATCTAACAATATATCTATTCTTAATAGCAGTAGAGTAATTATGAATAGTTATGTTAAATTCTGTAGAGAAATATTCGGACAACATAAAGTTTACGATTTTAAGCAAGAAGAATTAGTGAAGAGCTGGTTAAATCAAGGATTGCATCCGGATACAGCCATTGCCAAGATCAGAACCACAATACAATGGAGGAAGGATAATAGGTATGATTGTCCTGGTACTATCTATTTCTTTAAGCCTATATTCTTTAAGGAAGATAAGGGTAATGATACCAGGCTAGATATACAGAAGATGATTAAGAAACTAGCCAATAAAAAAAGGATGCCATGGAAATAGAATTATTTACAAAGCCTAAAGGTTCGTATATGATTTGTACTGTAAGAAGATTGTAAATATACAGGGCAGAAACCTGGGCCTTTTTCTTTTAGAAAAAGTGTACCCCCTTCTCCCCCAGGGTGCGTATATCTATAGGGGTATATCTCACAATTTTTTTACAAATAAAACATGAAACAAACAAGTGAGGAAATATATGACGAAACCAATATCCAGCAACAGAGGATTTAAGTTTTTTAAAGCTGCATCTATTCCAGAAGGAACAGAAGTAATTATAGAAACTTGGCCTGGTGCTGATTACAATAAAGACACAGGAAAGTATGTTCCGGTTCCAGGTAGATTAGATACAAAGATCTATAGGAAAGATGAAACCAAAGAATATAAAAAAGGTGAACCTATTTTATTCTTTAACACATTTGAGAATAAAGATGAGGAACCCCCTGTCAATCTAGCAGCTGAACAAGCTGATAAGGAAGAAATGGATGACGCAATCCCCTACTAAAAAGAGGATTATAAAACCCCCTCTGGATCGTTTCGGTGGTGTCCGAGTGGTTCAGAGGAGGATTAGAAAATCCGAAGTCATTGAGCATAACAAAGATAATGTTGCTCAAGAATTGATTGATATAGCTACTGCGAATATTGATGAGATAATGGATTGGGATGATGAAGGTAATGTTACTATTAGAGATCCTAAAAATATTTCAAAGTCAGCAATCAAAGCTATAAAAAAAATTAAAGTAACACCGACAAAGATGGGGCCACAGTTAGAAGTAGAGCTGCATGATAAAGTTGGAGTGTTAAGAGTATTAGCTAAAGCATCTGGATTATTAGAACCAGAGCAAGATGTAGATAGACCGAGTGTTGTGCAAATAAATATGAGTGGGCCGGAAGAACCTAAAATAGTGGAGGCAGAGAATGTTGAGGTTAATGAACCACAAGGAAGTGGAACAGATCCAAGTAGCGATGCTCAAGAACAAGTTGAGTGATCGTGAGTGTGCAAAAAAGTGTGGCAAGAATATAAAAGATTATAGAGATATAGTCTTTAAAAGAAAAAAAGAAGATGACAGCAGAATTAAATCAATAGTAAAGGCAATCACAAATGAGTAATGCAATAGCAAATCTAAATCTAGACTTTAGTACATCCCCTACTGTTTGGAAATTTTTAAATGATAAAAGTTTTGTAAGAGGATTAATGGGGCCGGTGGGATCTGGCAAGTCTTATGCTTGTGCAGCAGAGATTATGATCAGAGCTGTTAATCAAGTACAAAGTCCTCGTGATGGGATCAAGTATTCTAGGTTTGTTGTAGTTCGTAATTCTTATCCGGAGTTGAGGACAACTACTATTAAAACATGGCAAGAGTTATTTCCAGAGAACATTTGGGGTGCATTTAGATGGTCACCTCCATTAACACATCATATAAAATTACCAGCTAGAGATAATGCTCCAGGTATAGATTGTGAAGTTATCTTCCTGGCCCTTGATCAACCTAAAGATGTTAGAAAGTTATTATCAATGGAATTGACAGGAGCATGGGTAAACGAGGCTAGAGAGCTGCCTAAAGCTGTTATAGATGGATTAACACACAGAGTTGGAAGGTATCCTACATTATCAGATGGTGGAGCAAAACCATGGCGAGGAATTATTATGGATACAAACCCAATGGATGATGATCATTGGTGGTATAATTTAGCAGAGAAAGAAAAGATGAAAGGTAAATATGCCTGGAAGTTTTATAAGCAGCCAGGAGCTGTTGAAGAGGCTACAGAAAATGAGTTACCAGAAAATCCAGAGGCTAATGGTTTTGTTTATGCAGCAAACAAATGGTGGGGAACAAATCCTACTACAGAAAATAGAAAAAATTTAACAGCTGGTTATTACGAACAAACATTACTTGGTAAGAATGCTGATTGGATTAGATGCTATGCCCAGGGTAGATATACTTATGTTCAAGAAGGTAAGCCTGTCATGGGTGAGTATGATGATACTTTAATGACAGAAGAATATTTAGAACCAGATATTCAATATCCTATCCAGGTAGGTGTTGACTTTGGTTTAACTCCAGCTGCTATCTTTGGTCAGAAATTACCTAATGGACAATGGCGAATATTTCATGAGCTTGTAACATTTGATATGGGCCTGGAAAGATTTGGTTATATGTTAAAAGGTGAATTAGAAACAAGATTTCCAAAGTATGATGTATTAGTTTGGGGTGATCCAGCTGGTATGAAAAGGGATGAGATCTTTGAAGTTACTGCATTTGATCATTTAAGAACCATTGGATTAGTTGCTAGACCAACTGCTACAAATGATTTTAGAGTTCGTAGAGAGGCTGGTGCAGCTCCAATGAATAGGTTAATCCAAGGTAAGCCTGGATTGTTAGTTGATAAAAGATGTAAGCGATTACGAAAAGCATTGAATGGTGGTTATCATTTTAAACGAGTTCAAATATCTGGTGGTGAAAGATACAAAGATCAACCTAATAAGAATGAACATTCGCATGTCGGTGATGCTTTTATGTATTTACTATTAGGTGGTGGTGAACATAAACGATTAACAAGAGGTGGTAATAAAAACTTTTCAGCATCAGTAGCTAGTGCAGATTTTGATATATTTGCATGATCAAAAAATATTTAATTAAGGTTTGGCAGATCGGTGAAATGAGTTTGCTAGAAGAAAAAATTATAGAAGTAGAAGATGATAAATGGAAAGGCATTGTATTACATCAACCAGGAACCAGAGCAACAGCAGAAGAAATAAATGAACCTACAGAAACTAGAACAGATATTCAAGATCCAGGAAACAAAGATTAGTGTAGTTCCTTTTAGATCTTACTTATTAAAGATTATGGATCTAAATGAATTTGATAGATTAAATTTATCTCAAACTAATTACTTTGATTATATAGATGCTGCTAGTGAGCAAGGCTATGGCTATACAGTTATTGAGAATGGTAAGCCTATGTTATGCTTTGGTGTAGTTCCTTATTGGCCTGGAGTTGCAGAATTATGGTTGATACCAGATAAAAAAAAAATTTCAGAGCATAAAATAAAATTTCACAAAGGTGCATTAGAGTTTATGAAGTTAGCAGCTGCTGATCTAAAATTAAAAAGATTACAAGTAACTGTCAGTTCTTTAAATGTTTCTGCTCTCAAATGGATAAAAGCAATGTATTTTGTAGAAGAAGGAATTTTAAAACATTATGGTGTTGATAATTCCGACTATGTAATGTTTGCGAGGTACTTTTAAAACTATGGGATCACTATTCAAAATGCCAAAATATGAACCACCTAAACAAGTGGAAACATCTAATAAACTTTTAGATGAAAGAGAGGCGAGAGCTGATGCCAATGAACAAAGAGAAAAAAGAAAGATAGCTGCAAGATCTAGATCTCGTAGAACAAACGCAAAATTATTATTTTCAGATGAAAGAAACAATCCAGCATTAGGAGTTACAAATAGCATGACACCAACAGTAGCTAATCGTAATCCTTATGATACAGAGAAGAGGTACACATAATGGGAGGATCACCAGCAAGAGTAATTAAAAAAACTATTTCTAGAGTTACCGGTGGAGGTGGATCACCTTCAGCAACATCTCAAATTGAAGATAGAAGAACAGAAGTAAAAAAAACAACTGAACCAGAAGGTAAAAAATTAGTTAGAAGAAAAGTAGGAGGAAGAAAAAGAAGAAATGTATCTACTCTAGCTAACTATGCTCCATCAACATCATTAGGTGAAACAGTAAGTAGAAATCCAAGAGATACTAAAAATAAATTAGGAGCTTAAATGCCAGATAGAGAAACTCAAGAATATAATAGAAACCCTCGTTTCATAAAATTAAAAAATAATTGTGAGTGCAATGGTGATTGTAAATGCAAGAATGATGAAAAAAAAAGAGAGGAAAATAAATAATGGCTAAACCTGGATTATACGCAAACATAAACGCAAGAAAGAAAAAAGGAATTAGCAGATCTAAAAAGAATTCTACTATTTCAGATAAGGCATATAAAAATATGAAAGCTGGATTTCCAAGATCTAAAAGAAATAAAGGATTAGTTTAATGCCTAATGTAGCTGGTAAGAAATATCCTTATACAAAAGCTGGAAAGAAAGCAGCTAAACAAGCAAAGAAAAAAATGAGTAGAAAAAATAGAAAGAAAGGATTGGTTTATTAATTATGTACAAAATGAAAATGAAAAAAAAGAATACTTTAAAAGGTAATCAAAAAAAATTAGATGCTAATAAAGATGGTAAAATAAGTGGTAATGATTTTGCTTTATTAAAAAATAAAAAAAAACAAAAGGCAACAGCATGATGATGTTTGGAAAAACTCCTAGTGATTGGAAAGCATTAGAATTACATTACAGAAGAGAATGGATCTGCTTTGTTGTTGGATTTATTTTAGGAGCTGTAATATTCTAATGGTAGCTAAAAGATTTCAAGATCCATCTGGTGGTTTAAATGATGCTGGTAGAAAAAAATTTGGTGTTAAAAGACCACAAAGCTCTGGTAAAGATGGCCGAAGAATTTCTTTTGCTGCAAGATTTTCTAAAGTACCTGGCCCATTAGAAAAAGATGGAAAGCCAACGAGATTAAAACTTGCATTAAAAAAATGGGGATTTGCAAATAAACAAGCAGCAGCTAGTTTTGCAGCAAACAATAAGGCATAATTATGATGTATTTAAAACCACAAGAAATTTTAAAAAGACACAAGAAAGCATTTGGTGCAAAAGAAAATTGGAGAACAATTTATGAAGAGTGTTATCAATATGCTTTACCTCAAAGAAATTTATATGATGGTTATTATGAAGGTAACATTCCTGGACAGGGTAAAATGTCTAGAGTGTTTGATAGTACAGGAATACATTCTGTTCAAAGATTTGCTAACAGAATTCAATCTGGATTATTTCCTCCTTATAAAAAATGGTGCAGATTAGAACCTGGTAATGATATACCAAATGAAAGAAAAGGTGAAACGCAACAAGCTCTTGATTTATATTTAGATAAATTATTTGCAGTATTAAGACAAAGTAATTTTGATTTAGCTATTGGTGAATTCTTATTAGATCTATCAGTTGGTACAGCTGCAATGTTAATTCAGCCTGGCGATGATTTAAACCCTGTAACATTTACTCCTGTTCCTCAATATTTAATTGCATTAGAAGAAGGGCCTAATGGTACAGTTGATAATGTATATAGAAGATTAAGAGTTACCGGTGATGCTGTTGCTAGACAATTCCCTGGTGCAAATATTTCACCAGAGTTACAAAGAATGATAGATGATAAGCCACAGGAAAAAATAGAGTTCTGTGAGGCAGTAGTAGTAGATCCAGAAAGAAAAGATTACTGCTATCATGTCATCCATGAAAAAACTAATACAGAATTAGTTTATAAAAGAATGGATCAATCACCTTGGATAGTAAGTAGATATATGAAAGTACCAGGTGAAGTTATGGGTAGAGGCCCATTAGTAACTGCTTTACCAGATATTAAAACATTAAATAAAACTTTAGAATTATTATTAAAGAATGCATCATTAGCAATCTCTGGAATTTACACAGCAGCTGATGATGGTGTATTAAATCCAAACAACATTAGAATTACTCCAGGTGCAATTATTCCTGTAGCTAGAAATGGTGGGCCTCAAGGTGCATCATTGGCCCCTCTTCCAAGAGCTGGTGATTTTAATGTATCTCAAATTGTTATTAATGATTTAAGAATGAATATTAAAAAAACATTATTAGATGATACTTTACCTCCAGATAATATGTCAGCTAGATCTGCAACTGAAATTGTAGAAAGAATGAAAGAGTTAGCTCAAAATATGGGAGCTGCATTCGGAAGATTAATTACAGAAACAATGGTTCCAATAATTCGTAGAACATTATTTATAATGGATGAAAAAGGATTGATACAATTACCTCTAAAGATAGATGGATTAGAGGTTAAAGTAGTACCAATATCACCTCTTGCTAAAGCTCAAAATTTAGAAGAGGTAAATGAGGTCATGCAGTTTTTCCAAATTGCTAACTCGTTAGGCCCTGGTGGGGTGGCTGAAATAAAACCGGATGCTATTGCTGCATTCGTTGGTGATAAACTTGGCATACCAGCTAGTTTAAGAAACAGCGAAGAAGAAAAGCAACAGATCCAACAACAAGCTATGGCTATGCAGCAACAGATGATGATGCAGCAGCAACCACCTGGGAATGAGCAACCTCAAGATCAAGCTCCTCCTCAAGAAGAACCAGCTATGGCTTTAGAGGCAGAGGCTAGATCTTAATGGCAGATATTAATACTCCAGGATGGGAAGGATTAAATACTCTTGATGTTGTTCATCGTAAAGATGATCAGTTAGAATTAGATAAGGCTTATGCTAGAACATTTGAAACAGAAGAAGGAAAAAAAGTTTTAGAACATTTAAAATCTAAAACACTTGATCAACCAACTTGGATACCAGGATCTGAAACATCTTTTGGCTTTGCTAGAGAAGGACAAAATTCTGTTATGCGAGATATATTAATGAGAATAGAAAGGGCAAAAAATGAGTAGTGAAGAAATAAAAAATGAAGAAAGTTTAATTGGTGATGCTCCAGCTACAGAACCGGTAGAACCTAATGCAGAGGAAACAACTATTCCTCATAAAGAAGAAGAGCAAACTAATACAACTCCTCAACAAGAAACAGATGGAGCTAAATTAGAAAAACCAGATTACATTGAAGATAAATTCTGGGATGAAAAAGAAGGAGTTAAAACAGAAGATTTAAGTAAGTCATATACTGAATTACAAAAACAATTTTCTATGGGAAAACATAAAGCTCCTAAAGAATATGATATGGCAGCATTAGAAGATATAGATGAGGATGATGAATTAGCATCTTATTTTAAAGATTGGGCAAAAGAAAATAAACCAACTCAAGCTGCATTTGATAATCTTGTAAATAAATTTAAAGAATTATCTGTAGCTCAAGCAGAAGAAGATAGTATTAATATTGACGAAGAAAAAAAAATACTAGGGCCTAATGCTGATCAGATTATAAAAGGTATTACTACTTGGGGCCAAGGATTAGTATCTAAAGGTATATGGTCAGATGCTGACTTTGATGAGTTTAAAATTTTTGCAGCTACAGGCAATGGTATTAATGCTTTAAATAAAGTTCGTAAGTATTATGGTGAACAAACTATACCTACAGCTCCTATAGATGTTGAAGGGCAACCATCTAAAGAAGAGTTGTATAGTTTAGTAAATGATCCTAAATACAAATCAGATCCAGTATTTAGAAGAAAAGTTGAAGAACAGTTTGCTAGAGCATTCCCTGGTACTGCAACATCAACAGGCGAAATCTAATGAATAAATAATTTTTTTTAAACTATTTACATTTGATATAAAATCGCTTATCTTTGTAAGTGAAGATAACTAAATATTCATTTAGCCTTCTGGCTGGTGGGCAACTACACCATACGATCAGCCGGATATGTATTCCGACAACTGAAAATAATAGTAACAATGTGTAATATATGAAAGGATAAATATGGCACAATCAATAACAAATGCTTTTGTTACTCTATTTGATGCAGAGGTCAAACAGGCTTACCAATCAGAAAGTGTATTGCGACAGGCTGTTAGATTAAGATCTGGAGTACAAGGGCAAACTTACAAGTTTAATAAACTTGGTAAGGGATCTGCAACTGCAAGGATACCTCAAACTGATGTTACACCTTTAAATGTAACTTACAGCCAGGTAACTGCAACTATGTCAGATTACAATGCTGCTGAATACAGCGATATTTTTCATCAAGCAAAAGTTAATTTTGATGAAAGATCAGAGCTTGTTCAAGTAGTATCAAAAGCAATCGGTAGAAGAATAGACCAATTAGTCATAGATGCTCTTAATGGTGCATCTGGTGCATCAACAGTAGCGAAAAATGTTGTTACATCTGGTTCTGCTGCAAACTCAAACTTGAATGTTGGAAAGTTAATAGCTGCTAAAAAAGCTCTTGACACAAAAAATGTTCCCTTTGATGATCGTTGCATAGCTGTTCATGCTAACAATTTAGCTGGACTACTAGGTGATGAGAGAGCAGTAAGTGGCGACTTTGCGTCTATCAAAGCTCTTGTTTCTGGCGAAATTAACACATTTATGGGTATGAAATTTATTGTGTTAGGCGACAGAGATGAAGGTGGACTACCATTAACATCAAACGACAGAAGTATTTTTGCTTTCCATCGTTCAGCAATAGGTATGGCTGAAAACATGGCACAAAAAACAGAGATCAACTATGTTCCGGAGAAAACTTCGTTCCTAGTTAATTCTATGTTTAGTGCTGGTGCAGTATCTATAGATGACGAAGGTGTTGTAAAAATAACTTGTGACGAAAGCTAATAGAGGAAGGATATAAATTATGGCTTATGCAGAAATAGGACTACAACCAATAGGTGGTCAATCAAAAGCTGGTAATGCTCCTCAAATGTGGAGTTACAAATCAGCTGACGCAATCGCAACTGTTAATACTTCTGGATACTTTAATACAGCATCCGATAGTTTAAAAGTTGGTGATTTAATTTATGTGTACGATAGTAATACACCTACTGCTAGTTTAGTAGTAGTGCTATCAAATGCATCTGGAGTAGTGGATGTATCTGATGGAACAGCTATTACTGTTGCTGACGCAGATTAATAAATAAATATGAGGAGGCCCTTAATGGGCCTTCTCTGTATTAAAAGGAATTAAATGGCAAGTGGCGATACAAATATAACTATATGCAACCAAGCTCTAAATTTATTAGGAGCTGATACTATAAGTTCATTTAGCGATACATCAAATGATGCTGCTGCTGTATGTAATAACATTTACGAAACTATTAAAAGACAAACTCTATCTATGTACCAATGGAGTTTTGCATTTACAAAATTACAATTATCTCAATCTTCTACATCACCAATAGGTGAATGGGATTATAGATATGATTTACCTTCAACAGCTGTAGCTGGTCAAGCATTTCAAGTTTATAATACTAAAGCATCTTTAGCTCAACCAATTACAAATTTTGAAATGTTTTATACAACATCTGGCCCAGCAATATTTACAAATGAAAAAACAATTTTTATTGATTATATTACAAGTGAAATAACAGAAGGATTAATGCCTTCATATTTTGTACAATTACTTGTTTATATGATGGCTTGGCATTTAGCTGAACCGGTAACAGATCAAATAACAAAGGCAGATTATTGGAAAGTCACAGCATTAGGTACTCCATCTGAAAATGGTAGAGGGGGTTATTTTAGACAAGCTGCTAATGCAGATGCTAGAGGTAAACCTTCTTATGCAATTCACGAGTTTCCATTAACAGATGTTAGATAATGAGCAGAGCTGCAACTTTACAAACAAATTTTACCACAGGGGAAATAGATCCTTTATTAAAATCTAGAATAGATATTGATCAATATTATAATTCTTTAGAACAAGCTCGTAATGTAGTTATTCAGCCTCAAGGTGGAATTACTCGTAGGCCAGGACTACAATATGTTTCAACTATACCTTCTGCTGCTGCTCCTCAAAGTGGATGTAGATTAGTACCTTTTGAATTTTCAACTACACAAAGTTACATGTTATTATTTGTACATAATAGAATGTACATTTATAAAGATAAAGTTTTACAAACAAATATTAATTCATCTGGTAACGATTATTTAACTACATCTATTACATCAGCAATGATTGGTACAATAGATTATGCTCAATCAGCAGATACATTAATTGTTGTCCAGGAGGACATGGCCCCTAAACAAATTAAAAGAGGAGCTAGTCATACTGCCTGGACTATTACAGATATTACATTTGAGTATATTCCAAAGTTTGCATTTTCATTATCTACTTCTAATCCAGCTGGAACAATAACTCCTTCTGCTGTAGATGGTAATATTACAATAACAGCATCTTCATCAGTTTTTTCATCTGGTAATGTTAATGATTATGTTGAGGCAGTTGATGGAATTGGTAGAGCAAGAATAACTAGATTTGTATCTGGCACATCTGTTGAGGCTATTGTTGAAATACCATTCTTTAATACATCTGCTATAGCAAATGGATCTTGGTTATTAGAAGTTGATTATGTAGATGCCTGGAGTAATACTAATGGTTACCCTAGAACAGTAACTTTTCATGAAGGAAGATTATATTTTGGTGGATCTAAATCTAGACCAAACACAATCTTTGCATCTAGAGTAGCAAGATTTTTTGACTTTAATCCAGGTGAGGCATTGGATGATGATGCTATAGAAGTTACATTAAACACAGGCCAGGTTAATGCTGTTACAGGATTATTCTCTGGTAGAGATTTACAAATATTTACTAAAGGTGGTGAATTCTTTTTACCACAATCAGATCTAGATCCAATCACACCAGGCAATGTTGTAATACAAGGTGCAACTAAACGAGGATCAAAAGAAGGTATCAAGCCTGTGGGAGCAGAAAGTGGTACAATGTTTATACAAAGATCTGGTAAGTCATTAAGAGAATTTTTATTTAGTGATGTAGAGTTATCTTACATATCAAATAATATTTCTTTATTATCTTCTCATTTACTTGTTTCCCCAACAGATCTAGCATTAAGAAAAGCAACATCTACTGATGATGGTGATTTATTATTAATTGTTAATAATGATGGATCTCTTGCAACTTACTCAATCTTGAGAGGCCAAAATGTTATAGCTCCATCTTTATCATCTACTGATGGTGAATTTATAAATGTAGCTGTAGATGTAGATACAATTTATTTTGTAATTAAAAGAACAGTAAATTCTAATACAGTTTATCATGTTGAAACTTTCAATGATGATAATACTACAGATGGTTCAATATTATTTATTGGTGGTACAAAACCATCATCTACAACATTGAGTGGCCTATCACATTTACAAGGTAAGACAGTTAAGGTAATTGCTGATGATGCAATGCAAACTGATAAAGTTGTTAATGGATCTGGTCAAATAACTTTAGATGCTATTCCAACAACTTATGTTGAAGTAGGATTAAACTATACACCTACTATAAAAACAATGCCGGTAGAATTAAAATTACCAAGTGGTAATACAGTTGGACAAAAGAAAAGAATAGTAGAGGCAACAGCTTTATTATACCTTTCACAAAATTTAACTTTAGATGCTAAAGAATTTCCATTTACAGCAGCAAGTTTTTTTACAGGAAAGAAAAGAAGAAAACCAATGTTAGGTTATGATCGTGAAGGACAACTAACATTTAGTCAATCAGCTCCCCTCTTCTTCACATTACTTGGGGTGGAGTATAAAGTGAGTGTAGGACAATAATGAGTATTTGGACAGTAATAGCAGTAGCATCTAGTGTAGGTAAAGCCTATGCTACTTTATATTCAGCAGCTGCTACTAAAGCTAGTATGGATGCCCAGGCAGATATATCAGCATTACAATTTAAAGAAAAAAGAATTGAATACAAAGAGCAAGGTGTTGAGGCATTAAAAGAAACTAATAAAGCATTAGGTACTATTGTTGCAAGAGGTGCAGCTGGTGGGGCCTTAACTAATGAAGGATCTATTTTAACATCACAAATTATTTCATTAAGAGAAGGTGCAGAGGACTTTTCACTTGCAGCTCTTAACCAGGAGCTAACACAAAATTTAGGTATTATACAATTTAATAATTATAAGATAGCTGGGAAACAAGCAAAAAAAATGGGTTATCTAAATGCTATATTTGGATTAGGTACTGATATGGGGCAGCTAGGTACTACCGGTGCATTTGATAAAAAACCACCAACTGATAAAAAGAAAGTAGTATAATGGCAAGAGAAAGAAAAACATATCCAGGTGGTTTAGTTAGAGGAGCAGCAATTCCTTCTATATCATTTCCTCAATTCCAAGTAGCTCAAGCTGGTATGGATAGTTTAAATAATAAACTTAATCAATTAAATAACTTTGCTTTAAAAAAAGTTGATAAAGAAATGGAAGATGCTGGTATTAAATATGCAGCTGAAAATCCTGTATCAACTGATCAATTTCTAGATGCTAATCCAGATGAAAAAAATAAACTGATAGAAGGTAAAAAAGGTACAACTTATGGCAATGCTATAAGAGCTACTCAATTAAGTTTACTTACATCACAGATTACAATGAGAGCATCTAATGATTTTGCTAATCTTAAAACAAAAGCCTATGCAAGAGATATGGATCTTGAAACATTTACAACAGAATTAAATGCTATTGTTAATGGATACTCTGATAGTTTATTAGAAGTAGATGGTGAGGCAAGTATTGTAGCTAATGCTAAACTAGCAACAACAGCAAATACTTATCTTAATTCTTATTCAGATAAATTATTAAAAGATTATAAAAATATGAAAGATGCTACTGTATTAATTTACAGTAATGAAACACTAGAATTAATACCGGATATTATTAAAGGTGGAGCTGAACAAAGTATTAATGGCCCAGATAATACACCATTAATGGGTGAAGATGGTAACCCAATAAAATTATCTTTAGATGATATTTTAAAATTGCGTAAAGAAGAAAAACAACAAGAGCTTATTGTTAATGGTATTAGTAAAGCTGATCTTCTTGCTTGGTCTAAAAATTGGGATGCAAGAGTAATTAGAGAAAAAGCAAACTTTTTATTTAGTGAGTATGTTGATACTCCATTCAATTATAAGAATGGTACAAAACATGCAAACAATATTTATAAACAAGTTCAAAATGGAAACTTTGGTGGATATGAAAATCTTAAAAAAATATATGAAAGTTTACCAGAAGATAAACAAAAAGAATTTAGATCTAAAGTTTCAGAGTGGAAACAAAGTATTATTAAAGCTAAAGAAGATGAAGATAAAACTCTTGTATTAGATAAAAAAGAAACTGTAGATAACTATAAGTTTAAATATTATACAGCTAGAGCTGATGGTAATTATGATGAGGCAAAGAAAATTCTTGAAGAAGTAAAAGATTATGA